TGACAAAGTAAAAGCAAAGAAATTTTTAAAACAAATAATTAAAAACTAATCTTTATCTGTGGGTGTCGATAATTCTTCGGCACTCACATCAATCAAATCATCTTGATTATCTTCCCACGAAATACGAATAGAACTATCTGATTTTACATCTATCCTTTGCTTTTCAGTAAACAAAGAAGATACTCTAGGTGCTAACCATTTTAAATAGTTTGCTCTTTCACGAATAAATAAAAGTTTATTATTATCAACATCTGGATTATCATTATTAAAAAGGACCAACATTTTTTCAACTAATGTCTTTATCCCTCTTTCTTGAGCGATCTCAAATTGTTCCTTAACCTTTGGATTTTGGTCTAGATATTTGTATAAGGTGTTCAAGCTGATCCGTAAATCTTTTGCCAACTCGAATAGTGTTTCTCCATCTAGAATACGACCTATTATAGAATTCACTTCTGAATCTGAGAGTTTTAGATCGTTCTTGTTTTTCTTCAATGTAACTTCTGATTTCGTCATCTGTTTTATTTTTAAAGTTAATTAGATTTTTAAGTATTTTTATTTTGTTTTCAATATTAACCTTCTTGTTTCTATATAAACCTTGATACTGCCTAGTTTTAGAATTGATACTCATCCCAGAGCCATGAAATCTGCAAAGCATACGCCTAGAATTAGGAGTAAAATATCCCTTACATTTACATCGTTCACCACTATGTCTTGCAATTGCTTCGCATTGTATCTTCAATCTCATTTATTAATTGGTTTACCTTTCCAATCTAGGTTATTTCGTTTATTATATTCAACCTTTTCCCTATATCTTGGATTAGACATCTTTCTAATTTTAGTTAATGCAGCAACCACCTTATTAGGATTGACATATTTTTTTGAGCCAGCATTTTCCTTTTCTTGAATGGCTAACCTACAATAATAAGGGTTGTTGTTTTCTAAAATTAATTTATTCAGCTCGGCAGTAGATAGTCTCGTAAGTTTAGAAATTATTTCTTCTTTAGAATCATTCTTATCTACCTTTATACTACCTATATTATATTGATATGTTTCTTCTTCTAATATAGCTCTTTTATTTACATTAGATAGATCATTATTTACTATCATAGCTTTTTCTTCCTTTAAAAACTTATCATTTACAACATAAGTCTTTCCAGACTTACCTCTTACAGTTTTTATTACATTCATCTTCTCTAAAGTATCCAAACAACGCTTAATAGTAGGTCTTGAAAGTTGCGTGTCTTTTTCCAAAGTGGCGTGTCGTATGTGGCAAGTATAATTGTTTTTCTTCCAAGCATATTTAAGCAAACCAAGATAAACACATAGACAAGTCGCCTTTCTTTCGCCTAATTTGTCTAAATGATGATATAATTTATAAGTTAAATGTAAAAAACCTCTAGTTTTTAACACAAATATGATCCTTTCTTATGTCTTGTAAATGTTTTATCCATTCTTCAGCAGTAAAATCTTTAAACTGATAGCCAGAATTAGAGCTTAAATGGTCTATCCTTGCAATTTTGAAGCTCATATAGGGATCATACCAAAGATGCTCGTCTGCGTGGCTCTGTGGCTTAGCAATAGGCATATAAAAGATAAGATAACCCCTGCATTTAAGACCTTGAGCTATCTTGCGTGTGAGTGTGGTGTTTTTGTAATAGCTACCTTTAAATCTACAGGTCTCAGCGACAAACAATATGCAACCGCAAGTCTTATGAAACTCAACAACATCTAAATCTATATAACCAAGACTATCATCTTGTATATTTCTATGCCATTCAGAATATTCATCACCTCTTCCAAAGTAATTATATCTAGCCATGTTTCCTCAATTCATAAATGTAAATATGTTTGCCAAGTGTGTCTTTGTAATATGCTTGTCCATTATCTAATGCAGTTTTTATTCTTTGTGCGTATGGTTTTATCTTACCATTATACTTAGTTCTAATAGTTTTATCGTGGTATAATTTATTATTGTAAACAATAACTTTACCTTTATTAGTCATACCTTGATGTTTAAAATTACTAGCTTTATAAATAATACCTTGATGATTATAAGTCTCATCAGCATAACTTATAACTTTAGTGTAATCTGTGTTTCTTTTTAACCAACGCAAAGTAAAACCTATAAAATAACTTTCAGTATTCTTGGGTGTATTATCTATGCAACATAACCTACGCAGCTCAATTAAATCTTTTTCTTTTGATACATATTTTTTCCAAACATTTGCCATAGCAATTTTTCCATACATCATAGCACCAATAAGATTATTGTTATCAAATAATGCAAAACAATAATTAGATTTAAGACCATTAATATTTTTAGAGTAATGCCAAGTTTCTATGAAATCTTTTATATCCTTTCTATCACATATTTTTATTTTATATTTTTTAACACTCACTTATTTTTTAATACTAAAATTAAATTATCTTTTAGTTCTATATCTTTTTCCAAAGCAAGTATTATATCAGATTGTTTTTTTATAAAATTTTTTTGTCTCTTTAATTCAGCTTGACATTTTTTAAGTTCATCAGGACATCCAATCTCATCAAATATTTTATCATTTGTCATGTTGCTCCTGTAATTTATTTTCTATTTGTCTTACTCGTTCTCTTGAGATGTTGAACTCATCTGCTAAAGTTTGTAATGTTTTTTTATTTGAAGATATTTTTCTAAAAAAATAAATAGAATTATCTCTTTCATCTGTGCTTTTATTACTATTATTTTTATTGTTATAATTTTTATATGGTAATTTAAAAATATCTTTAAATTTATTAAAATTATCCTCATCAAATAATTTTTGAATTGGAACATCTAAAACATCAGCAAAAAAACTACATATTTTAAGAGATATTGTTCTCGTTCCTCTTAAATATCTATAAATACTATCATTACTGCCTTTAGTTTTTGAAATAATAAATGTTGTTGTTATTTTTTTTTGATTCATAATTATAATAATATTTTTTCTAACAAGCTCATTCAAATCTATCACTTTAATACCTCTATCTTTTTCACAACAGATCGTGGATATACTGTAGTGTTGCCAACTGTTAATGTTCCATCATCATCAAAACTATGCGATGCAAAAATGATTAGTTTCTTCTGGTCCTTATATAATAAATAACCTGTATCTTCACATATTGATGGCACTTCGCTTTTTGCTTTTTCTAAATTTGTCCACTCTGGGTTTGTTACAATATCTAACCAATATATTTTTACTCGTTTATATTTAAATTTATTTTGCTGTTTCATTCCACCACGCTTTGTAAAGATCTTCAATGGTTACTCTACCTTTAGTTACTTCTAAAATTTTTTTTACAACATCTGGTCTTGGAAATCTTTTCTCCTTACTTTCGAGGCAGTAGCGTTGGGAGTTGGTCGCGGGATTAATTGACTTAAATCCAAGCATAGTTCCTAATTTATAGTGTGATATGTTTTCTTTTTTACGCCATTCTTTTAGCGTCATGTTTTCTCCTTTGTTTAATTATACTATGTGTATTTATATAGCATGGTTTTTTTGTTTGACAACAAATTAATTTATGTTATTTGTATTGAAAAACAAATGAAAGAATATTTTAATAATTTTAATGGTGGTAAAGGGTTAGACCATTGGTCGCCTAGCAGCTCGCAAAACTTTACTCGATTGTTAATTAACTACTCTTTACCACAAGAAGTTAGAAGGTCATTCAAGATTAGATACAAAGCACCCTTTGGTAATCTTACAAATAACACAGCTCAAAGATTAAAATGTGAAATACTTTATGAAGGTGATAAAAAAATACAATTAACAAACAAAGATTATGATGATGTGTTCAATCAAGAGCTTACAAAAATAAATAAAGACAGCGAACCAGTTGACGATAAAGACAACATAGCAAGAGAAGCTATGCTAGAAGCAGCACACCAAACAATACAAAATATATTCAAAGTATTACAAGAAATATTTGGTAACGAAAAGTTAGTCGCTGAAAGATATGTAGCATCAAAACTAAAAGAAATGATACATGATATTATTGGTCGTATAGATTATGAAAGCAACAGTGCAATCGGTGAGGCTAAAACAAAACCACCAACTTTAAGAAAGAAAAAAGGTAAAGACGAATACTATCTTGCTACAACAAATTTACCAACCGAACCAGATACTTTACATGCAAGTCAAGTATCTTTTTATTATCACTGCACAAAAAGAAAACCATTTTTATTTTATGTAAATGAAAAAGATTATATCATATTTGATGATAGCCATGAGCTTTTATCAAAAGATTATTTAGAAGAACAATATAATCTTATGACTAAAAAATTATTATCATGGGAACAACTAATTATATTCTGTAAAGGTGATCTAAATAAACTAGCACACTTTGCAGAACCACCAGAATTAAATCATCCTTTCTATTATAGGGATTTAATACAACAACAAAAACAACAAATAAAACAACTATGGGGATTAGATGCAAACTGAAAATAATGTTTTAAAATTAGAAGATTACAAAAAAATAAAAAAGAAAACAAAGAAAAAAAAATATAAAGCTAATTGGAAAATGTATGCAGCTTTATATAAAAAAGAATCAAGATGTGTTCAAGGTTGGTGTAAATCAAAAAAAGAATTTTTAAATGATTGTGTAAGTATGACTAAACAATTATTAGATGAAAAAAGACCAGAATATTTCTTTGATTGTTTTGAAGTTAATAAAAAAGAATTAAAAAAATTTGATTATAATTCTGTTAGAAATTACGCATTAAAAAAACAAAAACTAAAACAAAAGGAGAAAAAATGAAAACAAACATCTATCAAAAACTACATAAAGCAGCTTGTGAAGCTGGAGGTGTGGCAAAGGGAAAGAAAGTTCCTGGTATGCACTTCAATCCTTTACAACATGATGAGGTGCAGAGGGTGGCGATGGAGGCATTGTTAAACAATGGACTTTATCCTGTCTGTACTTACACTAATCATGTCAATGAAAACTTTGTCATGGTTACTTGTTCTATGAGAATACATGACATTGAAGAACCAGATAGCTATGTTGATATTAATGGATGTAGTGCAATGGGAAACTTAGATAAGTTTGGTACTGGTAATGGTATGTCTTATGCTAAGAAGTACGCATTCTTAAATGCACTTAATTTAAAAACAGGTTTAGATAATGAGGATGGTTACAAGGCAAAACCTTTTAAACAAACTAAACCAACAAACAATATTCCACAACAAAAAGTAAGTGGTACAGGTCATGTCGATATGAACATCGATATGAATCAAGTAAGAGATGCGATAAAATCTATAAATGATATTTACGCATTAAGGAAATTCAGAAAAGAAAATCCAGACTTATTTGATCCTAACAACAATGTCCGAGTGTACAGACAGATTACTGATCTATATGAAACACATGAGACAAAACTAAACCAAGGAGTAATATAATATGAGTGATAAGATATATATAAAACTTACACATAACAAAGACAAACAAGCAGGAGACAACAGACCAGTATTTGTTGCACCTATCAATCCAAAAAGTCCTCCAGGAAAAACATGGAGACTTGGAGTTAAGATTGGAGATGAGTGGTACAATCAAGCAGGATTTGATGATCTTGATGACCAAGGTAATCCCACAGGAATTATAAATGTTGTCTTGACACCATCAAATACAGGTTCAGCTGCCAAACCTAGCGGTCAACAGCAATCTTTTGGAAACAATAGATTTGCAAAAGGTCAAGGATCTGGATATAAACAAAGTAACTATAGATAATTGTTTATAACTCTATAGTTCAATGGTGTGTCGAGGTTTTTTAGGGTTGAATCATGCTACTAAGTCCCTTTCTATTCGTAGCTCCCTCTTTGTTTTACTTGGCACACCTTTTAAAACAATATGAAAGTAACAGAAATTAGTAACGAGATTAAAAAAAAGATAATCCAAGATCGAGAAAAAGATTATGGAGATTATCAATACAATTTCACTATACTTGCGGAGCTATTTACATTAATATTAGCACCCAATTTAAAAAAAAAATTAAAGCCACACCAGGTTGCACAATTAATGATAACCCTTAAATTATTCAGAAGTACCAAGGGTTTTAAGTCAGATAACTATCAAGACTTATCTATCTACAATGATATGGCATTCAATTTACATAAAAAAGATATAGACAATAAGGATAAAAATGAGTAAATATTTACGAATTAAATCTGGCGAAGCAAGTTTTGTACTTGTTGAAAGATTTGAGAGTGTTGAGAAAGCTGCTGATCCTAACGCACAAGGAGAACATGTAGAATGTAAAATCGAAAATTTAAAATTAGATTTTACAAAAGTAAAAAAGGAGAAGGATGAAGAGCAACAGTAGATTGCGTCTTTACGATAAACTAGAGAAAGAGTTTCAGTTGATCTTGAAACATAGGGATTCTGGTCAATGTTTGAAAACTCTCAATGCTTACAAAAGAATACCAAAGCATTGGAATAGAATAGTTAAGATCGAAAACGCAGAAGCTAAAAGAGCTAACGCTTAATCGTTAGTTCAAATTAAAAAAACAACAAAAACTGTAGGGGATTAATGACTTCAAAACAAAAACAAATCTTTAAAGAACTTAAATTAGCTATGAAAGCTGGTCAATATAGTAACTTATCAAATAAAGAAAAACTAATTTACAAAAATGCTTTTAAGAATGGTTATAAACTAGCACAAAAGCACGTGAAGAAAATTAAAGAGTACAAACCAAGAAAGATTATTAGTTATCAATTTAGAAATATAAGTCCGAAGATCGTAGA